AAAACAGATTGAGCATACTAGCCGCATGTGAAGATCCATTTAATGTAGCAACATACAATTACGCAGGCCAAGTTTGGCCACTGCCACAAACCGGCCAGATGTGGTTAGAACATGAATTATTAAGTAAGCCCGATAGTAAGGGCTTTTTTTGTGTGTCCACTAGTTACAGACAAGAGCCGAATGCAATACCAGGCAGACACGATATAATATTTCCAATGTTTGAATTTGAATTTCCCGGCAACATAAATGATCTTAAGGCAATGGAATATGAACTATGTGAATACTTAGGATTTCCAAAGCCTACTGAAAAAACATATGCTGAATGGCAAAAGCATTTTGGTTTAGCAAGCGATTATGAAATGACTGCTACTGAAGAAGGCAAAATGTACGATGAGTTTGGTGCCACTATGATCACAGACTTTCCAGAAATGACATCACCATTTTGGAACATGAGTAGGTATCCAGGTGAAACAGAATCTAAAAAGATTGATGTTATACTAGGTGGTATGGAAACAATAGGTAGTGCAGAACGTAGTACAGATGTAGACATGATGCGAGATACATTCCATAGTATTACAGATGGTGCTTATAGTAATTTACTTTACAAACTGTTTGGCAAAGAACGTGTAGAAGCAGAACTAGAAGAATTTTTAAAGTTCGACTTTTTTCCAAGAGTTGGCGGTGGAATAGGAATGACAAGAATGATTGCTGCCTTAGAAAAGCACAATGCCATAGCCAAGGCAGCTTAGTTTATTCTGGGGTGGTGAAATTGGTAGACACGTACGGCTGTTAACCGTATGGTTGAATGTACTGCAATATATTTAACCGTGTAGGTTCGACTCCTACCCCCAGAGCCAATTTTTAAGTTGCGTAAATCTCCAATACTGTGTCAATAATAGGATGTCTTTGTATATCCTGATTGCTCATGTAACAAACGGCTAGTCCACTTCTAGCATTTTCTAGTCGTTTGCATAAATCTATTAGACCGTTATTGTGTACGGTTCTATCCGTTTGTTCAACGTCGCCGGTAATAACTATTTTGCTATTCTCACCTATGCGTGTCATCAGCATTTTCATTTGACTAGGTGTAGCATTTTGCATTTCATCTGCTATAATCCAGGCATCCTTGAATGTACGTCCTCTCATGAAAGCCAGTGGTGATATCTCAATGGTTTGTTCGTCAAGCATGCGTGCTATTTCTTTTTTAGTGTAGAATTCTCGCAGTACGTCAAACAAAGGTCTTGTCCACGGCTCCATTTTACTGTTCAAGTCCCCAGGCAGAAAGCCATGCTTTTCATCATCGACACCCACTGCTGGACGAGTTAGTACAATACGTTCACATGCACCATCTCTAAATGCTTTTATAGCCGCTAACATTGCAAGATAAGTTTTACCCGTGCCCGCAGGTCCAGTTGCCACAACAATACTCGTTTGTGCGTCTAGTAGGCTCAGTATAAGTTTTTCTTGATTGCGTGACTTCGGACGAAGTTCAATGTGTTTGCGTTTTAGTGCTTGGTTAAAATTTATTGTGTTGTCTTGTTGTAGTTGTCTTTGATATTTTGCTTTACGTTTAGCTCGAGACATTGTATCTCCTAGGTTAAAGGTTATTCGCTACCCACAATAATATTTACAGAATAAACTAATTAGAAATATTGTGTGTAAAATCACAATACTATTCGCTAAATATATTAGCGGCCACAATTCAGTATTGGACTAAATACTGCTAACATAAGAACAAAAGGCCACAAATGTCACTTAGCGATTCAGAATTTTTTAAAGATGGTTCCGATTATTGGATGGTTGCAGACAATATCAAGGGCATCTACATGAGTGATGGTAGTATGCGAGTACTGCTTGACTTTGAACGTGTGCTTAACGAACTTGACATATTTGCATTTCGCAATTGGGAACTTGGTGAGCTAGTTGCTGGACCAGAACAAGGCCCATATAAAACAAGTTGTACATTTTTATGGCCTGCAAAACTTATGCCAGACCCTAGAGGAGCAATGCGTTTACTGCCATTTGATTGTGAAGTGAAATGGAAGAAAACCAAGATGAAGGTTCCTGTTAAAGTCAAAGATCCAAGTGATTTTAAACCTGGAACAAAAGTTGCTAGACTAACGGAGAAAGACATATGGTTAATAGAAATTATTATGCCAAAAAGTCTAATGACTGACATAAGAACTGGTAGCTTAGAACTAGAAGATGAAACAGTTGATCTGCAGGATCTAGATGATGCATACAGTGCTGACCTAGATCAACAACAGGTTATGAACGCAGACGCACAAGCAGAAATGGATACAAACATCGATGTCCAAATTTAATTTATCAGAAGGACTAGGCTACAAAGACCTAGCAGGCATGCTTAAGAATACAATCTATATTGATGACTTTTCTTCAAAGATGGGCGATGATGATGAAATAATAGTTGCTAGTTTTTATGTTCGTGATAGACAAGCCGCAGTAGACTTGGTCAACTGGTTTGAAAAAGGCTATGACTTTGTACTTGATGCTGACATGAGCCCAGGTGAAGTAAAACCTAACAGATATCTTGTATACATAGAACTTAAACGTAGAAACTACACTGCTGACAACTTAGCCAATTTGTTAGATGATTTTAACACACTAACCGAATATGAAGGTGATGGATGGACCATGGGCTATCGTGGAAAAGAAATGCCTTTTACTGTGGAACAATTCAACATGCTAGTTCCTACTTCTCCAAAAATCTATCGTGAACGTGAGCAGTTTGAACTCAATGAGATGAGAACTGCGGCTGGTATTCCTTCCAAGACTATATACAATAAAGTAAAAGCAAAAGACATAAAGAATTTATTAGCAAACGCAGGAATGTAATGCTTTATAAAAAAATTGTTGCTTTTGGTGACAGTTTCACACGAGGTGATGAGCTTGCTGATTGCAATATAGTCAGAAAAAACAATCAAAGATACAGTCTGTCTACTTGGCCAGCCATACTATCTGGTTTACTAGAAACCGACTACGAATGTTTTGCAACCGGAGGAAGAGGTAACCAATGGATTAGTTGGATAATTACTTCTAACATACTTGCATACAAAGACTGTCTGTTTGTTATAAATTGGAGTTATTTTGGTAGATTTGATTTTTTAGAACAAAACGATAATTGGAATACATTAAGTCCAAATAACAACGATAAAAGTTTTTATAAAAAAATTGATAGTGACATTTGGAACCTTCTTCGAAATTTGCAACTTATCTATACTACCATGTGTTTGCTAGAGCAAAACAACGTTAACTTCATAATGACGTGTCAAGATAGTACGTATAACCAAACGTTTCAACAATTACGACCAGACGCAAAAGTTGGCGGAAACTGGACCAGAACTTTGAATTTATTACAATCACATGTTGTACACAAAATACAATCATTTAAGGAATTACCTTTTCGTGAATGGTCAATTTATAACGGTTATCCAATTGGAACAAGAGGACATCCACTTGAAAAAGCTCATCTAGAGGCCGCTAGATACATAAATACCCATGTAATGGAAGGAAAAAATAATGGACATAGATAAACTTAGAGAAGAGATAGCATATGACGAAGGCTCAGTTAATGAAATATACCTCGACCATCTCGGGTTGCCTACTTTTGGTATTGGTCATTTGGTTATTGATAGTGATCCAGAACATGGACAACCGGTTGGAACACCTGTCTCAGAAGATAGATGCAATGAAGCCTTTGACAACGACGTCCAAACAGTCATCAATGACTGCAACATCTTATATCCTGACTTTGATGAACTCCCAGAAGAAGTCCAAAGAATAATTGCAAACATGATGTTTAACATGGGTCGTCCAAGACTTTCAAAGTTCAAAGGTATGAAACGTGGCGTTGATGCACGTGATTGGAATGCAGCTGCAGACGAAATGGTTGATTCAAATTGGTACCGTCAAGTAACCAAACGTGCAGACCGACTTGTGGAACGTATGAGAGCCGTGGATGCTTAAAATTTATGTAATGTTAGTTGTTGTTGCAATCATTGGCGGTTGTGGTTATGGTGCCTACTGGTATTATAAAGATAGCCAGCAAAGAATTGCTACCCTTACAACTAATAATGCAAAACTAGATGGTGCTATTAAACAAAGCGAGGCAGCTATTGCAAGTATACAGAAAGATATGAAAAAAGTAAATGCACAACTACAAGAAGTAAGCAAAGACTTTGCTGATATTAGACAACAAAACAGTCAACTAGCTGAAAAATTAGACAACATCGATCTTGGAATACTTGCCATCAACAAACCAAAAAGTATCGAACGTGCAATTAACGGCGGAACCAAAAATGCAGGCAGATGTTTTGAAATTCTAAGTGGAGCCCCTCTAACAGCAACAGAAAAGGAAGCAAAAGATGCTAAGTCATTCAATAAAGAATGTCCTTGGTTGTGGCCTGGCAATACTGCTACTCAGTAGTTGTAGTGGCACACCAGTAAAAGAAATCAAAGTTAGTTCTACAGCAGTTGAAAAACCTCAACTGACTCTTCCTCCAGTTGATGTTGTTCGCATGCGGAAAGTTGATTGGACAATAATTACTGAAAAAAACTTTGAAGAAGTTGTAGCAAATGCCAAGAAGGAAGGAAAAACAGTTGCTTTCTTTGCACTCACTGATGATGGATATGCCAATCTTGGTTTGAACTTTTCAGATATACGTGCTCTTGTGCAACAACAAAAGTCAATTATACTTGCCTATGAAAAATACTATAAAAATGTAGAAGAATTTGAAAAAATAAAACAAGAAGTAAAACCTAAATCAACTCTTGACAAATTCAATCCTTTCAAGTAAAATATACAAATGTCAAATCCATACCAGACATTGGGCGTAGATAAGAACGCTACAGAGTCCGATATCAAGCGAGCATATCGAAAACTTGCTATGGAAAATCATCCAGACAAAGGAGGCGATCAAAACCGTTTTGCTGAAATTAGCAATGCGTATGAAGTATTAAAAGACCCACAGAAACGTAGTGCGTATGATCATTACGGCACTACAGACCCACAAAAACAAGGTTTTGGTTTTTCTCAGTCACAAGGTCAACCCTTTGACTTTGATACTATATTCAATATTTTTGGACAACGCATGCATCCTAATAGACCACAACGTCCGCGAGATGCAAGAATCACAATGGCAATTGATCTAGAAGATGCTGTTAAAGGTGGAAAAAGAACTCTTGCACTACAGATGCAGGCTGGACAAAATACCATTGAAGTAGATGTTCCTCCTGGTGTAGTTGATGGGGAAAACATTAGATACCCAAAACTTGGTCCTAGCGGTCTTGACCTTGTGATACACTATCGCATAAAAAAACATCCACGTTGGCAAAGACATGGCAATGATATGCACACAGAACAGGATGTAAACCTCTGGACACTCATAGTTGGTGGCAATGTTAAAATTACTGATATTATAGGACGTAGTTTTAATCTAAATATTCCACCTCGAACCAACCCAGGCAGTGTTATGCGTTTAGCATCATGCGGTGTGCAAAGAATAGGACACAATCCTGGCGATATATTTGTTAAAATAAATGCAAAAATTCCACATGCGATTCCAGATGAAATAATTCGTGCTATTAAGAAACACACTCAATAAATATAAAAATAAAGGAGAATCATGCAACACAGTCCTGAAATAGAACAAATACTTGCACAAGCTCATAAACTTGCCAAAGATAAAAAACATGATTATGTAACAATTGAACATCTCATGTTATCAATGGTGCAGTTTCCAAAATTCAAAAGATGTATTGAATCTTTTGGTTCCAGCACTGATGATATTATAAGTGATCTAACACTGTACATTGATTCCCAAACCATGCTGGTAAGCAATCCAGTAAAATCAGATCCAAAAAAGACCAACGCACTAGAAAGAGTTTTTAACCGAGCACTAACACAGGTGATGTTTGGTGGTAGAAGAAGCATGGAAACCATTGATCTATGGCTAGCAATAATGGCCGAGACTAACAGTCATGCGGCCTATTACATGTTGAAACACGGCGTTACCAAACAAGAATTTGTAATGCATTGGCAAACTACATATGATGGGAAATCAAAAGGTGAAATAGAAATTTCGCATGCAAATGAAATACTAGAAGAACACTGCATAAATGTTAGTAAACTTGCCAAAGAAGACAAACTTGAACCAGTTATTGGAAGAGAAAACGAAATTGAACAGATTGTAACAGTTCTTGCCAAAAGATTCAAAAGCAATGTGCTAATGGTAGGTGATCCAGGAGTGGGTAAAACTGCTATTGCTGAAGGACTTGCTACCCGTATAAAAGAAAATACTGTGCCAAAGTTTCTTAAAAACTTCGAGGTATGGGGTTTGGAAATAGGCAGTTTACTTGCCGGCTCAAAGTATCGTGGTGAATTTGAAGAAAAACTCAAAGATATTATTGCCGCTTTAGAATCAAAAAAGAACTGCATACTTTTTATTGATGAAGCTCACACCATGAAAGGTGCCGGATCAACAGGTGGAAGCAGTTTGGATTTTTCTAATATGATAAAGCCTGCTATTACCAAAGGCAATCTCAAAGTTATTGCAAGTACAACTTGGGAAGAGTTCTACGAAAGTTTTGAAAAAGATCGTGCTTTGATGCGACGCTTTTACAGAGTAAGTATCAATGAACCAGACAGAGACACAACTGTAAAGATATTAGAAGGACTACGTCCTAGATTAGAAAAGTTTCATAATGTGCAAATTGACAAAGGTGCAATCGTTAAAGCAGTAGATCTTGCAACAAGATACATGAATGATAAGAAAAATCCTGACAAAAGTATTGATCTAATAGATGGAGCATGTGCAACTGAACGTGTAAAAGATCGAGAAGGATTGGTTATAACCGAAGATTTGATTGATAAGCAGGTTGCAAAGATTGCAAATATACCTGAAACCAAGGTGGCCAGTGATGCCAGTGACAAAGTACAGAATTTAGATAACAACATCAAAGAAAAATTGTTTGGTCAAGATCATGTTGTAGATGAAGTACTTGAAAGACTCT